ACTGGAGAAAATATACAGATGACGCTGTTGTTATGGATAGTTGGGGTGGTGCAATGTTAAGAGTGAATGGTAGTAAAGTTAGATTTACACATCCTAAATCTCTTAAAGTAGAAGAGGTTGATCTATCAAGATTAATTAGAGTATTTGTAAACAACCAAGAAAGTCATAAGAGAAGTGTCAAGTAAAGAAGAAGATAAAAAATTACAAGAGGCATTTGATGACCTATATAGATATGTAATTATAATGGGATTGAAGTTTAACTGGCAGATGATCGCTGCTACTTTAGTCACAATAGGATTAAGAATATATAAAACAGTATTAAGCGATGAAGGTTATAATGCAATGACAAAATCTATAACCGAGAGTTATGATCACATTGAAAAATTTGAAGATACAACACTACACTAACCAAGGAGAAAAATGAGCAACCCATATGATAAACAAGTTGGCGGCGACCACTATTCTAAAATGAAGATACAACCTGCTGAATTTGTAAACAAGAACAAAATGCTATTTGCCGAAGGCAATGCAATTAAATATATTTGCAGGCATATAAACAAAGGTGGAAAACAAGACCTTGAGAAAGCAAAACATTATATCGATATGATAATTGAAAGAGATTATGGCGATGAAAATCAAAAGAGTCAAGTCTTTACACCTTCTGTTGATTCAGGAGTTGATATAACTTATGAAGGATTGTCAGTATCATTTGATAATGACACACCCACTGGACACGGCACTTTATCAAATGATGTAAAAGTAACTTATGGTATGTCAGATGAATAAGAGAACATTAGATATATTATTCTATACCTCAATCATTGTGCTATGTATATTTCTAACTAGTTGTGCCAGTAAGAATACAAAGATGGAAACACATCCTACAAATAATAAAAATACATTAGAAGCATTAGATAAATTTTGGGAGTTACTTAGGCCGTTGAGAATATTAAATGGTGCAGGTGCCGTAGAGTTTAATTAGAATTCTTTAGATATACCGAATTGAGGTTGTTTCTTACAATCATCAATAACTGTATTAATATCATTTACATTGCAAGATACACTTGGTTTGAACCCACAACCATACATTGTCATTACTATTATTAATAATACTATTACTTTCATTACTTGAATTTCGCCTACTCTGGTACCTAGCTGGTTTCTGAAGGACGCACATAGAGTACTTATAAGAATCAGGATCTTGACATTAATAGAAAAAGGTGTTATAATATACATATGAAAGTTATAGAAATATTGATATACGGTATAGGGTTGTTAGAGTTTCCTTATAATGATACCTTTGATACTAAATGGAATTGCCACGCTAATGCAAGTGTTATATTTGAACAACATAAACTTGAATATATTGATGAATTAGATCCAAGTAAAGGATTATGGGCACCTGGTGATTATTGGTTAGGTGAAGATGGTAAAAGATATAGACTTGCTGGTTTTAGATGTGTTGATAAAGAAACTGATAAAGAAATCGGTCGTCCTAGAGGATATTAGTTTAGATTAATTACACTTGCGTTAATATCAACTTCACTACCACCATTGATAGTATTCTTACCTGTATTAATATCATGTGTACCTGAGTTTTGTGTAAGAGCATTGGTGGTAGATGTTGTTTTAAAATTACTTGTTTCTATAATTGATCCAATAACACCTATATTCATACCACGACCTACTTGCATATTCAAATCACGACTGGCATTGATATTGATATCACCTGCGTCAGCACCTGAGTTTAGCGTTGTCAAGTTGATGTTACCACCGTTGACCTCTACATTAAGACTTGCCCCTTGACCAACTTCTATATTATAATTATTGCCAGACTCACCTTTACTGTTGACTCTAACTCTTAAACCTTTATCAATCGTGGCACGAGAGGTACCTTGTATGTGACAGTAATCATCATTTGTAATTATGTTATAATTATCTTTTACAACCTTTGTGACTTTAGTTCCGTCTGGTCCTATTTCATAACCAGAACCACTTGTATGTCTTTCGTGTATTCTTTCATTGTTTCTTGTATCATCAAATTCTTTTAGATGACCACCTTCTGATTCATAAACATGATTATGAGGATATTCAGCGGCATAAGGTATTGCAGGTTGATCCCACTTACCACCGTTTTCTGTATCAAGATCGGTAGGAAAAGGTGCAACACCACCGACAACTCCGTCTATCTGTGCCGTACCAACTGCTAATTCTCTTGTGGCACGTCTTTGTGTTAATGTACTATGAGGATTATCTTCTTCACTAAATCCTTCACTTTCAATTTTACTATTAACTGCTAATCGATTAACGTCTGTTTCAGCATATTTAGGAAATGCACCATACAGATAATCTTGAAAACCTTTTGTATCACCTTTACTTGGTAGATTCTTAGGTACGCCAGGTAGTGTACCCATAATAATCGGTTGTTGTGCCGTAGGTCCATCTGTAAAGAAACCAACTACCCATGTACCTTCGACAACACCTAATGGCGTTTGTCCGATACCTGATACGGTTGCACTTGTAATTGGATTCATGGGATGTGCCCATGGTAGATCCTTAGTAGGTAGTTTTACCAAGTCTTCTGTATGATAACCTAAACATCTTACTCTAACTCTACCTAATGTCTTTGGGTCATTACGATCTTCAACAACTCCTACGAACCATTGAAAGCCGTCTTTACCCATAAAATTTTTCATAATACTATTTTCTTAACCTTATTGGTTTAAGTCCTGTTTCTCTATTTAAATATTTATAATCAATCTTGACAACATCAAAGTCGTTCTTGATCTTCTCGGCAATCTGATAAGGATCAAACTCGGCACAAGAGTAAACGTCAATCTGCATTAATGCAGGATTGGGTTCATCCCAAACATGAATGGCGATGTGACTTGTTTCGATAACGGCAATACCTGTGATACCTCGATTGCCCTCCATTGTACAATACTTAACATATGGACCCATGAGTATTTTCATACCGATAGAATCAATGAATTCTGTTAACCATGTTGTCAGTTGTTCCTCGTCTGTAGGAACTCGATTTGCCTCAGCTCGTATAATAAGATGTTTATGAATTGAAACTGGATTTTTCATGTGTCATAATATTAGTTATTCACCTTGGCACCAGCACGCCATTGATAACAAGACCAGTATCTTGCCGTTGTCTTGTCTTTTGCAGTATCACAATTATGCCTTGCACGAAAAGATTTACGTCTTGCAGGATCATCACGTTTAATACTTAAACCTGTCGTATCACCGAAAGACACCTTGACGATATTACCTTTTGCATTTTTAACATAGACATAGAACTTCTTACTACCACCTCTTATCGGGTCGTTGAGTTTTACTTTTTTACCTTGATACTCGGCTTCAGTAATTTCTAAATCCTTATAGGTCGATTCACAGATGGCATCGATGGCCTCTACTTGCTTGAGTGTTTTCATATAGTTATATTTATACCTCGCAGGACCACGAAGTTTTTTTAGAAGAATTTTTTTTACTCTTTATCTTCTTGAGTATGAGGTTCGTTATAGTCGCTTTTATCGTTTGCAATTAACAGACATTCCGCCTGTATGGCAGCAATACTATTATCAATAATCTCACGAGGCGCCTTGTTCTCGCCATATTTGAGAAAACGTAGATGATCTGCCGATTTCTTTAACGAATCTATCTTATCGCATAGTTGACTTATTTTGTGTAGCATATGAATCTAGTATATCATATATGCCGTATAAAGTCAAGCCGTCATTGAGAGAGCACGTTTCATATACTCGTGTGCCGTGTATTTATTCCGCCTGGCCAACTCCCTTGTATGCGAGATGAGTTTGTCTTTTAATTTGAGTTTCTTCTTCTTGAGATTGGCGATGAGGGTGCGATTGTAAGAATTGTGTTTTTCGAGGTTTGTGATCTGTTTATCTAGGTAGGCATGTTTTCTTTTGTAAGTGTCTTTATTTGACATAAATCTCCTTATAATTGATTACTTAAATACTTATAATAGTTAGAGATTTATTAAGTGAAATATATTGTCG